GAAAGCGCTATTAGTAATGTAGATGGTTGGTTAGATACCGGATCAATGGTATTAAATGGTATTGTATCAGGTTCATTATTTGGTGGTATACCAAAAAATAGAATGACTCTATTAGCTGGTCCTAGTATGACCGGTAAGAGTTTTATATTGCAAAAGATTTTAGCCAATGCTCAGAAAGAAGGATTAACTCCAGTTATTTTTGATAGTGAAAATGCTATTGATAAAGATGGAGCAGAAGCATTAGGTCTGGATGTTAGTAAGGTAAAATATGTACCCGTTTTTAGTATTGAAGAATGTCGTAATACTATTTTTGATTTCTTAACTAAAGTAAAGGAAAAGGGTCAAGAAGGTAAGTTTATTATTGCTATTGATTCTTTAGGTAATATGGAAAGTCAATTGCAGATTAATCGTCAGATAAAAGGTAATGTAAGTGCTGATATGGGTAGTAGAGCTAAAGCTATGAAATCTTTATTACGGACCTTAACTCAGTTATCCGGATTAACTAAAACTACTATTCTAGCTACTAATCATATCTATGAAGACCCGTCAGCGATGTTTCCTTCGTTGGTAAAGGCAATGCCAGGTGGTACTGCTACTGTTTATCTTCCATCAGTTACTATTCAATTAGCTCGTAAGCCAGTTAAAGAAGATAAGAATACAGATGGTAAGTTAGCTGTAGGTCAGAAGAATTATTCAGGCGTTATACTTAGAGCTTTAACTGTTAAAAATAGATTTGTTAAGCAATACTTGCAAGGTGAAATGTATCTATCTTTTGATAAAGGTTTAAACAAGTATTATGGTTTATTAGATCTTGCAGTAGGTTTAGGAGCAGTAATACAAACTGGTTCAACTTATACTTTACCAGATGGTAAGAAACTTGGTTATTATAGTAAATGGAAAGATGATACAGAATTATGGGACAATACTATTATACCTGTCGTGGAAGAAAAAATTAAACAAGAATGGAAATACAGTAATAAATCTGATGAAGATGAAATTATACCAGACGAAGTAAACGATGAAGAAGAAGAATAAAATAGTTATAACCTTATCTGGTGGAATGGATTCATCTGTTTTACTCTATAAGGCAGCCGAACAGTATAATGAAGTGCATACTGTAACATTTAATTACGGTCAACGTCATAGTAAAGAGTTAGAAGCAGCTGAAAAGCAATTAGCTAACGCTAAATTTAATTATACAAATGTTAAGTTTACTAATAAATTATTAGATGTTACTTATATTAAGGATATAGCTGATACATCTTCTCTTACTAATGATAATATAGATACACCTGACGTAAAAGATATAATGGGTGAGGCTCAACCTAAATCATATGTACCATTCCGTAATTTAATGTTTTTAAGCATATTGTTATCATATGCAGAAAAAATGGAAGCTGAGGAAGTATGGTATGGTGCAGCAGAAGCTGATAGTCTTGCTGGTTATTGGGATGGTTCAGTGCAATTTGTAGATAAAATGAATCAGATTTGTCTATTAAACCGTGAAGTAGATGTAAGGGTAAGAGCTCCTCTTCTTAAGATGAGTAAAAAAGAGATTATTTTAAATGGTGTTGAGCTTGGAGTCAATTTTACTGATACATATACATGTTATTCTGGTGAATATCCATGTGATGCTAATAGTGCAAGTAGTGCTCTTAGGTTGAAAGGTTTTTTAGACGCAGGATTACAAGATCCGTTACGTTATAAACAGCAAGATAAGTTAGATTCGGTTTATAGAGATAATAATTGTAAATCTATAATATATTAATAACCGTGTCTATTCATTCTTTCTTGAGAATGAGCATTTTGCATTTTTTGCCTGTGTTGATTGATCAAGTAGTTATTAATATCTTGTTGAGACATTGCAACTTGCTCTTCTTCTTCAGATTCTGACGGTTTCTTTTTTCTAAGCTTACCTGTTACTGGGCATCTTTCTTCATCTTCATCATCTAAAGGTTCCATTCCACCCATTTGATCATCTTCTGGTGCTTCATCAGGTTCATATTGATCATTATCATCTTCGTCATCTCCTTTTTTGACGATGATTTCATCTTTAGGTAAAACCATTTTCGCTAATTTACTACCAACAGCACCAGCTGCCCCGACTGCAAGCCCAGTTCCTATAAGAGGTAATATATTATCTTCTGCAGGTGCGTCTTCATCTCCATAATGATCTGCAACTGCTCTTGCATGAGATTGACCAGCCCTTTCTTGCTCTTTCTTCATTGCTTTAGCAATAGCTACCCCTCTTGATCTTTCATATGAAGAAATCTCACCATCATCATTTAAATCTGATTTTTCTTTATCAATTTCTTCACCTTCTGGAACACCAACACCATCTTGACGGCTCATATAACTAACAGCGTCGATTGCATTTGACATACCATCTTCTTCACCTTCTGGAAAATCAGCAACTAATTTTTCTCTATTACCCATTTCTATTTCTCCACCAAATTTATCAACTTTTTCTGTTTCACTTGGTTTAACAATAACAACTGAAACAATATCATCTTTAGATATATCATCTAAATTAAGTTTTTGACCTTTAAAAGAATTAAGAGTAACTCTATATTTTAAACCATCGCTTACTACTGTATATAAATCATTTTCACCAACACCACCTTCAGATTTTAAGGTGGTATCCCCTCCAAGATTTAATTGTAAAGTTTCAAAACCTGTATCACCTTTCTTAAGACCTTCTTTTGCTGCGCCTCTTGCTCTTGTTGTAATTTGAACATCTGGTCTTGTAGCTAATGGTTTAGAAACATTGGCCATAATATTAATAGCATTTTGAATATTATCATCAGTTAAATCTTCTAAATCTAATTCAGGATTTTCTTTTTGTAAGTATCTAATTACCTTGGTAGCAAAGTATCTAGGGGTCATTGTACCTTTAAGATCTCTAATATCTTCCATACCCATTAGTTTTGCTCTTAACGGATCAGCAATTTTCTTACCTCTTGCTTCTTGGACCAAATCATCGTCCCCTTCATGCATACCTTGCATATATTGAGAAGCACTTTCGTTAATAATTTTTTTGTTACCCCAGTTATGTAAATTCATAATAATATTTATTGATTATTGTTAAGTTTTATACTATAATATATTATATGTGTGGTATATATTGTAGCAATGATTTAAGTACATTTGAAATATTAGAGGAAGCTAATAGAAAACGTGGTAATTTTTCTACTGGTATATTTTATTGTTATAATAAAGCTAATTATAATATAATCCAAGAAAAAGGTAATATAAACTGGAATAAGACAAAAATACCACATCAAAAAGGACATTTATATTTGGGTCATAATCAGGCTCCTACTGAAACCGGTAGAGGTTGGCAAGAGGAAACGTCTCATCCATTTTGGGTAGGTGATTGGATAGTAGCTCATAATGGGGTATTAACTAATTCTAATGAATTAATTGATGAGTTTATACCAATGCATGATAACCCTGTAGATAGTAGTATAATACCAGCATTATTAGATGAATTTGAGTATACTCACGGTCCTTGTGAAGATGCTGAAACAGAAGTACAAAATATATTGTATACTATTGAAAAACTTAAAGGTACATTTGCTTTATGGATAGTTAACATTAAAACAATGAATATATACATAGCAAGACAAGGTAGTACATTGTTTTACAAAGATAGTAATATATCATCTATTAGAGGTTGTGATTATAAAGAGATAAGCCAAGGTATACTTTATAATTTTTCATATGAAGGTCTAACTGAAATAGATAGCTTTGTATATGATAGCCCATTTTTAACATTATGAATATAAATTACGTTACGGTTAGTGAATTGGGTGAAGTAGATAAGTTAAGATTTATAAAATTTATCTACGATAACACCGATTCCTATATTTTAAACACATTTGGCCATACTTGGTCAAGTAGAAATTGGTGGGAGGAATACCCTATAGAGGTTTGTACAGATGACAGTGGTAAAGTACTAGGTTTACATGCATATACAGTTAATACTAAAGCAGAAAATACATTAAAAACGTATTATATAGTTACATCAAAATATAATAGAGGTAACGGACTCGCTAAATTATTAATTAAAAATGCGTTATATAAACATAAGGATAATATTAAATTTTATTATGTGAATTCAGATGTAAAAAGTGACGGGGCTATTTTTTATAAAAAATGGTTAGGTAATAACTATATCACCGAGGATAACGATTTCAATTCACAAGATGTAATTTTTAAGGAACCTATTTATAATATTATTGATGAGTAAACTGAAGACAACTGGTAAACCTCGTCAGTTTGATACTGGCGCACAACGAGATAATGCTGATAATAAACTAAGAATGAGTTTAGTACCTCATGCAGCTTTAAACGGTGTAATGTTGAGGTATATTCAAGGAGCTGATACCTATGGTGAGAATAATTGGAAGAAAGGCATGAAGCATTCAGTTTTATATGATAGTACTATGAGACATTTAATGCAAGACTTTACCGGAGATGATAGTGAAGATCATTTAAGTGCTGCTTTATGGAATATTATGGGTATGATATGGAATAGAGATCATAAACCAGAAATGGATGATAGAAAAGAATATGAAATATAAAATTTACACAGCTACTAAAGGTAAAAAAGAAGACACCTTACTATATAAATCACTTAATATAAAATATCGTGATTTACCTGTACATTATGAAGAAAAAAATACTAAAAGTTTGCAAAGTTGCTATAACAACTTTTTGGAAGACGCTCGTACTAATAACATTGATATCTGTATGTTTATCCATGATGATGTTTTTATCAATTGCGGGGATTTGTTGCATAGGTTGGACAATTATGGTAAAATGTATACAGTTTTTGGTCTCGCAGGGGCTAGTACGTGTAAGGTTAAAGAACCTGCTTTATGGCATCTTATGTCCGAGAGGAAAGACCAAAGAGGAAATGTTGCTCACGGACATTCTAACCAATATCAGTATACTTCGTTTGGCCCTATTCCAGGTCGTGTTTTGGTTATTGATGGCGTCTTTATCGGTATTAATATACAAAATTTACCTACTAATGTAAAATTTGATGAATCTTACCCATCTAAGTTTCATTACTATGATTTAGATTTTAGTTTAGAATGTAATAAAAATAACGTTACAATTGGTGTAGTTGATATTCCAATAATTCATTCAAGTCCAGGTTTAACAAACCCTAACCAAGAGTTTTATAAAGGGCAAGAATACTTTATTAAAAAATGGAAACGGTAGTATTAGTTACAGGAGGATTTGACCCACTACATTCAGGTCATTTAGCATATCTTAAAGCAGCTCGAAAGCTTGGTGATAAATTAATTGTAGGTGTTAACTCTGACTCTTGGTTAGAACAAAAAAAAGGTAAAAACTTTTTATCTTTATCAGAAAGGTTCGAAATAGTATCAGCATTAAAATACGTTGATAACTGCATTCTCTTTAATGATGACGATGGTACTGCAATTGAAGCTATAAGAAATGTTATAATGCTATTCCCCTTTAATAGAATCATATTTGCTAATGGAGGAGATAGAAAACAAGGTAATGTTCCGGAAGAGGCTCCTGGGTTATTTGACGATAAAGAAATTATTTTTCAATATGGGGTTGGTGGAGCAGATAAAAAAAATAGTAGCAGTTGGATATTGCAAAGATGGGAAAAATAACTAAAACGAACTGGGGTAGCTATAATGTTTTATTTGAACGTAATGGTTATAAAATAAAAACTTTGCATATTAACCCAGGTGAATCATTAAGTGATCAACGTCATTTTAAAAGAAGTGAACATTGGTTTGTATTAGAAGGAGAACTATCTGTTAATGGTAAACTTTATTATAAAAATAATATAATTGATATACCAGTTGAGAATTGGCATAAACCAGCTAATATTAGTAATAGTGAATGTATTGTTTGTGAAATACAATATGGTAAAGAATGTATTGAACAAGATATTGAAAGAAGATAATGGAAGATATAGGTAGATTAAATTTAGATTATTATGAGCAGGTTATAGTTTATAAGAGTTTGACTAACGAAAGTTATCTAACTCAAATTATAGACCATATAAAGCCGGATTACTTTAATGATAAAAATATTAAGACTGTTTTCGGTTTAATAACTAATTTCTATATTAAGAGGCAGAGTATACCTACTATTACTGAATTAAAGTCATACTTAATTAATGATGAACTAAAGGAAAGTTTTAGATCAGTTGTAAAGAATTTTCCTAATATTGATAAGAACTTTAATGATGAAGAGTTAACTTCTAATACTGAACGGTTCTTAAAAGAAAGAGCAATATACAATACAATGTTATCTGTTGCTGAGGATGTTAGTAAAGGTGAAGTTAATACAAGTTTTATTTTAGATAGTTTTGAAAAAAGCTGTAACGTTAATTTAAAGGAAGAGATAGGTTTAGATTTATTTGAAAATATTGATAAGGTTGTAGATGATCTAAATGTAGACCAACCTACAATATCTTCTGGTTGGAAATGGTTAGATGATAAAATAGACGGTGGTTTCTTACAAAATGGTAGATCGTTGTATGTATTTGCTGGGGAAGCTAATGTTGGTAAATCTATATTTTTAGGTAATATAGCTTGTAATATAGCTTCTAAAGGTAAGACAGTTTTAGTTATAAGTCTTGAAATGTCAGAGATGATATATGCAAGAAGGTTATCATCTAATATAACTAGAATACCGATGAGAGAATTGAAAGGAGCTGGTCAATCTTTATCAGCTCAAATAAAGAGTTATAATAATGGTAAACCTAATAGTAAGATTTTAATTAAAGAGTTTCCTCCTAGTACTGTTACGCCTCAGAATATACAAGGTTATATTACAGAATTAAAAAACAGAGGTATTAAAGTTGACGCGGTAGTACTTGATTACTTAAATTTGTTGAAGAGTCCTCTTGGTGATAATTCTTATGAAAGAGTTAAGCATGTTGCTGAAGGTATTCGTGCTTTAAGTTATGTTTTTGAATGCCCGTTTATTTCTGCTACTCAGTTAAATAGATCTGGTTATGACGAAGCGAACCCTGGTTTAGATACAATATCAGAATCTATTGGAATGGCCGCTACTGCTGACTGTATTTTTAGTATCTTTCAAGATGATGAAGATAAAGAATTAGGTATAGTTAAAATGGGTATGATGAAAAATAGATATGGTGCTAATTATGGGCAGACGGCATTACGGTTAGATTATGATACTTTGACTATTTCTGAAGATGAGACGTTAAACGTTGATAATGAAGGAAGCGAAATGTCTGATTTAACCAATACCCTTGACATGTTGAGTAATTAAAAAGAGGAACTAAATAAAATAAATGCCTAAGATCCATATAATTACAGATGCAGATCTCGATGGAGCTGGTTCGTATCTTTGTTTAAAGCAAGCATATAAAGATACCACATTAACATACTCCGTTACAACTGAAAAAAAGTTTATTAATGATATAGCCTATTTTAAATTTGAAGATTATGATTTAGTAATTATTAGTGATTTAAATCTAAAAGAAAGTGAAATTAGACTTTGTGATTTAAAAAACGTTATTGTAATTGATCATCACGCTGAGCATATAGAACTAATTGATAATTATAAAAATGCTAAACCAATAATAAAAGATTACCCTTCATGTACTAAGTTAATATATGATACTTTTAAGCTAGAAAATAAGCTTAATAAAAATCAAAAATTATTGGTTAAACTAATAGATGATTATGATAGCTATACATTAAAATTACCGTTTAGTAAACCATTAAATCAAGTATTTTGGGCTTATACGGGTGACAGAGTTAATAAATTTGAAAATGATTTTAAAGATGGTTTTTTTGGTTTTAATCAATTTCAAAAAAATGCTTTAAAAATTGTTGAAAATAAAATTAATAACTTTTTTAAAGATGAGACTATACACAGAGGAGATATAAAAATTGGTAATACTGTTTATGATGTTGCAGGGGTTATGGTATCATTTAGTCCTAATGAAATCGCCGAACGTATTATTGAACAATACAAAGTAGATTTCGTTTTAATGATAAATATGAAAGGTAAATGTGTTTATATGAGAAGGAGTAAAACTTGTGAGTTAAATATGGGTAAATTAGCTTCAAAAATTATTAACGGGGGTGGGCATGAAGATGCTGCTGGTGGAATTTTAAACGAATCTGTAATTAATATTACTAAATTACTAAAACCATTAAATGAAAAATAATAGTCCATATTCAAATATTCAAACGGCTGAGTTCGAAAAATCATTTTACTCTTTCTGCACGTTTGTTGCTTTAGTTCATGACAAAAAAATGAATTTTGCTACTGTTTTTTTAAAAATACTTGAAAATAGGGCTTTACGTGATATATTCATTAGTATTATAGAGGAAGAAAATGACTTTACCGCAATTAAAAAATATATTCAAACTGAACCTTCTGTAACCAAAAGTAAGTACGTAACAAAATTTTTGAATAAATTTGATGGATTTGATGACTGATATAGAAAAAGTAATTTATAATAATTTTTTAGAAGTTAGCAAAAAGGTTAATAATAAGCCAGTAAAGTATAGAAAGAATTTTGATAATTTTCCGGATGAAAATTATATCATCGTTAATAAATTAAGTAGTTTTTTCTACAAATTTAAACATTTAAAAATAAAAGATTTTTTCGAAGCTCCATATTTTGTATATGATGAAAATTATTTCGATTTAAAATTTTATCTTGGACCTAAAGCAATAAAAGCTTATACTTTATACAATGATAAGTTTCTTTTAAATAATCCTGATGATGATAAAACATTACTTAAAATGCAAGAATCAATAAAATTCATCTATAACTATAGTAAAGAAAAAGATATTAATATTAAGGATTACCTTTCATTTAGGGAAGGGGAATATAATGTTTTTCTTAAACATATTAAAAATAGAGATGTTATAATTTTTATATTATTTGCTTTTAGTAATTTTGAAAAGGTATTAGGTTCTATAGATACAGATATAAAAACTATGTATAGTTCTAATTTTTCTCGATTAAATTACATTAGAACGAAATACTATTCTAGCTCTAAAGCAAAGAAAATAATTAATAAGTTTAAGATTTTCGTTGAAAATCAAAAAGTATAGTCTATAATTAAACTATGAGTAATATAACGAGTTCAATGTTTGATAGTATTAAGTCTGCATTAGCAGCAGATAACGATAGTAATAAGAGTGCAATAGGTGATATCTTAAAGACGCCTCCAGGTAATACCTTTACTGTAAGGTTGTTGCCTTATGGTAAGGATCCTTCTAAGACGTTCTTTCATTATTATCAGCATGGTTGGAATAGTTTTGCTACTGGTCAATATACTAGTGCAATCTCTCTTCAAACCTTTGGTGAAAGAGATCCTATTGCTGAAGAGCGATATAAGATACTTCGTACAGGTAATGAAGAAGAAAAAGAGAAGGCTAAGGCAATTATGCGTTCTGAAAAGTGGTTGGTTAACGTATATGTTGTTAATGACCCTGTTAATCCTGAAAATAATGGTAAAGTAAAAATGCTTCGTTATGGTAAGCAAATTCATAATATTATTACTGATGCTATCGAAGGTGAAGATGCAGCTGAATTAGGTGCTCGTATTTTCGATCTAGGACCTAACGGTTGTAATTTTAGAGTTAAGGTTGAAAAGCAAGGTGACTTCCCGACTTATGTATCATCTAAGTTTGGTATGCCTGGTGAGATTGAAAATCTAGACGAAGATAAACATAAAGAACTTTATGATAATGTATTTGAACTATCTAGTGTATTCAATGTAAAGAGTGCGGATGAACTGAAGACTATGATGGATGAGCATTATTACGTAAGAGACTCATCTACTGATAATAATGTTGTTGAAAGAGTTGTAGTTGATACTCCTATTGAAACTACTCCTGCAGCAGCCCCTGTTACTGAAACTAAAAAAGACGATGATGAAGATGAAGTTCTAAAAGAACTACTTGAAGGTTTAGACGTTTAATAATATGAGTGATCAAATGCCAGCAATGATACCAATGCCCGACAATTCAGGAGGTGGAGCCCCGCCGCATGAAATGTCACGGCAGCTATCGCCTGAAGAAGAAAGGTCTGTCTTACTCAATTTTATGGGTAATATGTATGGTGAAGCAAAAAAAATGGACGGTAACATTATCGGTGAAGCTACTACTTTGAAGAGGGGAGCGGGTGAAGGAATAAGGAAGCAAATTGAACAAGTTTATGCTCAACCGCAACAGACTGCACCACCACCGGTGCAGTCTGCTCCTCCTCAACCAGAGGTACAACAACCTCAAGTACAAGTTGAACAACCAGTAACGCCTGTAGAACAGCAAGTAGTAGATGAAAGCCAATTGTCATTTAACTTTAATTCGACCGAAAAAGATGAATTGTTTGTATTAGTTGAAAGGATTTTAGATAAAATGAATCATCTAAATAAAAAGGTTAACCAGTTAACTGAAATAGTTAAAAATTCAAAAGTTACTTCTTTACCTATTAAAAGGCAAACAAAAAAAAAGTCAGTGGATAATAAAGAGGAAGTCTAATATAATAGATGTAGTTTATGGGTTATTTAAAAATAAAAAATAAAAAAGACTTTGTATCTAATTTTTTAGGTCCAGTTTCAAATCTTAATGATGCTTGTATCTTATCGGTAGAAGATAATATTATAAGCTGTACGTTGGCATCAGCAGATGCAACTATAGTATGCAAGTCGTCTATGAAAGTAGATACTGATATACCTAATAATGTAACTTTAAATCTACCTGATATTAAGAAACTTATTAGAGTTCTAGATATTATACCTACTGAAGATATTGAACTAAAGATAAACGAAAATAATTTATCCTATAATCAAAATGGTTATAAGTTTAAATACCATTTATTAGATGATGGTATTATAAAGCAACCTTCTCTAAACGTTGAAAAGGTAAAAAAGCTTGAATTTAATACTAAATTCACTGTTAAAGAAAGTGAATTAAATACTCTTTTTAAAGGTAGTAGTTTTGCAACTGAAACGTCTAAGGTTTATCTTTTTGAGGAAGATAATAAAATTTATAGCGAGTTAGGTGATAGATCTAGGCATAATTCAGATAACTTTGTTTGCCTTTTGAGTGATAATTTTGAAGGTAATATTGTTAAACCTTTACCTGTAAATTTCGATTCTTTTCGTTTGGTAAGTTTTGGTGGAAGTCGCGAGGTTAACTTCAGTGTTAATACAGATATGGGTGTAATAACTTGTAACTTTAAAAAAGGTGACGCTGAATTGATTTATATTATCTCCGCATTAATTAATTAATATATGAAGAAGGATTGGTCAGAGCATAAAGTAAAAAATAAAATTAAAACTGCAGGTTATTTTATCAAGAGATTGAAAGATAATGGGTTTGTAGTTTTAAAAATGTTTAACGCATATTCACAAGTTGATCCAAGAAGATGGTCAGTACTAGTCGACCCAGGTTATCATAGCGTATATATTACCTGTTTTAATAATAAGGAAGAAAAGGGTGAAGTATTATTTGAATTCGACGACGGAGGTAATAATTTTAATAAAGGATTTTATTTAAAAACTGACAGTATTGAAGCTGTTATAAATCAGCTACTTGAAAAGGGGATCAATAATGACCCAACAAAAAATCCATTTAGTAGAATTAATTAGTATATGGTAGAAAACCTACAGAAAAATAGGTTTACTGATCTTGGTCTAGAGTGTATATATCAAGAAGGAGATATGGTGGTGTATAGGACTGACCAAATTAATATGGTTGATAACTTAAAAGGTAAAGGTTGCTGGTGTCCTAATGAACCAGGTATAAAAAATTATATTGGTCCTTTATATGTTATTGTAAAGATTTTACCTAATGGTATAAAAATAAAAGGAGGTATGGATGTTGGTTACGGTACTTTAAGATATATAAATGATAAAACCATGTCAATGGGTGATGCAAAAAAATATATTAAAATTATTGATACTGTATATACTGATGACGTATTAATAAAAATAACCCCAAAAATGAAAAATAAAAAATATATTTTACCTGATATGTGGTTATTAAAAAAATTAAACAGTCGAATCGATACTACAATAAGGAAAAATACTAATATACTACAGTTAATACTTAAATTAAAAATTGGTAAACCTACTTGATATGAGAGGTTTTTATGATCCAACCGAATTTGCTTGCTTGGCACCAATAGTTAATGCAAAGGATGAAATTGTAGATGAATTAAACAATTACAGAAATGATGATATGTTTTTTAGGTTTTCAGCAGATTTTAAAGACGAAAATGTTGTTGAGAATGTAATTGGTAGTTGGGTTGCAGCTCAGTTTTATTATCGTAAATCAGGTTCACATAAAATACATGCTCCTAACTTTAATGCTATTTTTTCCCGTAATGGGGGAGATAAAAATGAACTGAAAAGAAAATGGATAAAATATTTAAGATTAGCTCCAAAACTTTTACCTAAAACATATAAAATACTAGAAAGTGTCAATGAAGTATATTGGTCCGGTATGAGCAAAATACAGGCTAATAGTGAGATAAAATCGCATAAGCATAAGTTTAGAGTACCTACTTTAACATTTCAAATATGTTTATCCCCGAGTTCAGGTAACTGTGCTTTAACTTTAAATAATGAAAAAGTTAAATGGGGAGATGTAGGCCAAATGATGTTATTTGATGGAAGATTAGAACATAATCTTATTAATGACTCACCCGACTCTCGTACAATTATGCATATGGAGATTGACCCCACAGGTCATTCAGACTACAAATGGTAGTAAAAATATATAGTTACAAAAATAATGAATATATAAAATTACCTAATGATTATTTAAACAGTAATCGTTTATGGTCTTCGGTAGTTTTAGATTCAGAAAATAGATTATGTGTGGTTCAAGATCATAAAAAATACCTAAAAGATAAATTTAACTTGGAATATGATATTAACTTAATATCAAAACACCCTGATTTAAAATCAGAAATTTTTATTAATTTTGTTAATATGGGTAATATAAAAAGGATTTATTATGCAAGTTATAAAATTAAAAAAGAACAATATGCGTTGTTAGAATGGTTATCTATAAAATTTGAGTATGAGTTATATAAAGTAAACACCTGGTACTGGCATATAACAAGAATTAAAAATCCTAAGGCAACTGAATTAAATTTTGTTAATGCAATACACCATAAACAGTCTCAAAAGCGACCGGTTATTAAAATAATGTACTCACCACCAACAGTTGATGTTTTATAATTTACCTATAAAATATATTAAATATTCTTATGACCGATAAATCTAAAAATAACGACGATGAAGACGATATTGCAAAAGATGAATTCATTGATAACGGTTTAAACCTGGATACCGAAAACTTAATAAGAGATGCTTTAAAGACCTTAGTACAAGAAAAATTTAATAATAGAAAAACAGATGATGAAATGGAAGCAATGGTATCTACATGTGCTGAATTTATGAAATGTTTCGTAATAATGGGATATGATTTTAAAGGTAATTTAATTAAACCTATTTTTTATGCAAAAAATGATATAGATAGAGATGCATTAACACAATGCGTACAAAAATTTATAATGGATTCTATACATTGATTTTTAGTTTTTATAAGCTAAAATATATATATGAACGTTTTAATTCTCGGTAAGGGTTACGTGGGTAATCATCTAGAAAAATATTTATCTGAGCATTGGCTACCAGATAATAATATATTTTTTAAGTCTAAAAAAGATTTAGATTACACTAACTCGGAAGTATTATATAACTTTTGTCTATCTGAAGATATTGACACGGTTATTAATACATCAGGTTATACGGGTGTACCTAATGTAGATGGTTGTGAAGATAATAAAGAAGATTGTTTTTATTATAATGTAAACGTACCGGTAGCTATTGAAGGTATTTGTAAATCTTTAGACATGAATTTTATCCATATAGGTTCTGGTTGTATATATGGGGGTTATGATAAAGAGTATACAGAAGACGATATACCAAACTTTGGAGTGTTTGAAAAGCAATCAAGTTTCTATAGTAAAACAAAACATATATCTGAACTAATACTTGATACTAATTTTACCAATATTATTAGAATTAGAATGCCAATCGAAAGTAAATTAACTAAGAAAAATCTATTAACTAAACTTATCAATTACCCTAATTTAATTGATTTTGTTAATAGTAAAACAGATATGGTAGTTCTATGTGAATTTATTGAAACTGTAATGAAAAATTTTAAAGCTGGTATATATAATGCAGTTCATCATAGCTCATTAGGTACTAAAGAAGTTACTGATATTTTAAAAGAGTATGGTATTAAAAATGATGATTGGAAGTTTATACCTTATGATGAATTAAAAATAAAATGTAATAGAAGTAATTGTGTATTATCTAATCAAAAAGCTAAAGATGATTTTAATTTCGACTTTGGTGATGAAGAACATTATTTGAGATTAAATGCCTCTTTAATTGGAAAGGAATTAAAATGGAAAAAGAATTAGTAGGTTTTACAGCTGGTAACTTTGATTTATTACATCCCGGTTACATATATACTTTTGAAGAAGCTAAAAGACACTGTGATAGATTTTTAGTGTTCTTGCAGAAAGATCCTTCAGCTACAAGATATACAAAATATAAACCTGTTATACCTTATTATGAAAGATATAAGACTTTAATGGCTATTCAGTATGTTGATGATGTGTATATGTATCAAACTGAAGAAGAATTAATAGAATTAATTAAATTCTTCAAACCGGATATAAGAATATTAGGTGAAGATTATATTGGTAAACGATTTACTGGTGATGATTTACCTGGTAAAGTTATATATACAACTAGATCTCATGAATGGTCTACAACCAAAATAAAAGATCTAATAACGACTCAGACGATAAAGCAAAATCCAGATATTATAAAAAATGCAAAAAGAAAGTAAAAATATATTAGTAACCGGGGGTTACGGATTCATAGGTGGTAATTTTATACGATTCCTACGAGATAACTTCCCTCAACATAGAATAACATGTGTAGACAAAGATGGTTATGCATCAAATAAAGATTATGTTAAGGGTTTATGTGATAAAGAGTATAAATTAGACATTGTAAATACATTAGAGTTGGAAAATGTTTTCTTAACTAATGATAAGTTTGATTATATTTTCCATTTTGCAGCAGAATCACATGTTGATAACAGTATTAGTGGTCCAAAAGTTTTTATTGAATCAAATGTACTAGGTACTCAAAATATGTTAGAATGTTTCCGTAAAATTAATAATAATTACGGTAGATTTGTACATATTAGTACAGATGAGGTTTACGGACATCTAGGGTTCAATGATCCATCATTTACTGAGTTAACCCCTATTGCACCTCGTTCTCCCTATGCTGCAAGTAAGGCATCAAGCGATCTCTTATGTATGTCATATATTGAAACGTTTAATTGTAACATAAGTATAACGAGATGTTGTAATAACTATGGTCCTAATCAGCATAATGAAAAATTTATACCAACAATCATAAAATCCTTGAGTGAAGGTAAGAAAGTACCAATATATGGTGAGGGTTTAAACGTTCGCGAGTGGGTACATGTGCATGATCACAATTTAGCAGTCTGGGCCGTTGGTACTCAAGGTAAAAATGAAGTTTATAACATCGGATCAGGGTTAGAACTAACAAATATTGAATTAGTTGATAAAATATGTACAATTATGGGGAAAGATCTAGATAAAAACGTTATTTTTGTTGAAGATAGGCTCGGTCATGACTTTAGATATAGTATTAATTGTAATAAAATCAAAAAAGACTTGCTATATGAACCATTATACAATGATTTCGACGAGCAATTAAAAGAATTAGTGAAAATTTATGGATAAAACTAAGATAAAAGTTGGAAACATGTATGCATGCCACCATGGTGAATATGCTGGTCAGTTATTTGCATTTATTCGCCGTGATAAAAAGGAACAGACGTATAATTTTCTTAGGATGCCTGAAATGATTACGACTAAAATACCTCAAAAAGATTTTGAAGCCGGTTTAGAAAAGGAAATAATTAAATTTGTTGAAAAAATACCGAAGTATGTGTATAAAGTTATAGAATCCCAATACAAAAAGAATGAAAATACTAACAATAGACGGAAATAATCTCGTACATCGGGTGTATTGGGTTGCAAATAACATTAAAAATGTTTCAGAAAACTACCATGTTTATATGTTCCTTAATAGCGTTAAGAGTTATGTGGAAATGTACCAACCAGATAAGGTTATATGTGTGTGGGATGAAAAACCTGACTATAGACCCAATAAACGTAAGGAACTCTTAGAAGATTATAAAGGAAATCGTGACCCAGAATACGGTAAAGAGGTACATAATAAGAATGATATGATTAAAGAAATGCTTAATACGTTAGGTATACCATCAATTTTTCCAAGATCTTACGAAGCAGACGATGTTATTAAGATAATTAATGATGCATATGATAAATTAAGTCAGACTAAATTTTATATAACTAAAAAATTGTTTAAACATATTATTATTACCGTGGATAAAGATCTATGCCAGTTAATATCAAATAAAGTCTCTGTATATGATCCGATAAAAAAGGTTGAAATTAATAAAGAAAATTTTGAAGAGGTGTTAAACTATAGTATAAAGGATTTTATTAAAGTAAAGGCATTAACAGGTGATAAAAGTGATAATATACCCGGTTTAAAAGGTTTTGGTAAAGTTAAAGTAAAAAAGTTTTTAGCTGGTGATGTAGTTTTAACTGAAAAGGAAAACGATATATATAAAAGAAATTTAGAATTAGTTACATTGACTGATGATAAAGATGAAAAAGAATATGTAGTTAATCAGTTATCTGAAATTAAAGATGAGACGGACTATGAACAGTTTAAAAAATTAAGTAAAGATTATAATTTAAGTCAAATTCTTAAAAATGATACAAAATGGTATACAACATTTTTCCAGAAAAATAGATTAATAGAGTTACTATCTTAAATATTAATATGCAAGATCAATTTATTAACCCTCAGCAAATCCGTTCACCATATACCGGTGAAACAGTTAGACCCGTTTATAATAGTTACGATGCTAATGGTAAAACATACGAACAAGCAGTAATGTCTGATCCAACTACCGGTCATATTATTAAAAAAGGTCTTGTTTCTATTAAAGATTCAAAAACTGGTGAAGTTATACAAGATTATAAAAGTGCTTTAAGTCAAAGTATGACCACTCAAAGTAGAGGTTAGACTTGATATATAGTATATTGCATTTATAATTATAATGTGATAGTTATACCAGAGCAATACGTTGTAAACGTTTTATATGAGAATATCTATAAGATCTCATATAATAAATACAATAAATCATATAATGGTTGTTGCCCTATTTGTAAAGAAGGTAACTCGTGGGGTAAGAAAAAACGATTCTATTATATACCTGATAAAGAGTTAGCATATTGTCATAACTGTGGATATAGTAAAAAGGCTCTTACATTTATAACTGAAGTAACGAATAAATCTTTACATGAAATTATAAATGAAGTTAAAGAGTTTGATATAGAGATTTTACCTATAGAAGAACCTAAAGAAGTTAAAAAGGTAATAGATAAAAGTCTACCAGAAGATTGTATTAACTTATCTGATGTAAGTCAAATTGAGTACTATAAAGATAATGCAGTTGTCAAAACAGCCTTACAATTAATTAGAGATAGAAAACTAGATAAAGGTATTAATAAACCTAAAACGTTTTATATATCATTAAAAGATGTAGTACATAAAAATAGATTAATATTACCGTTTTACGATGAAAATGATGATATAATATTTTATCAATCTAGAGGTTTAACTAAAAAAGATCTATTTGAAAGACCGAAATATCTTAGTAAGGTAGGAGCAGAAAGAAGCTTATACGGTATGCAAAATATAAATTCTAATTTAGATAACGTGTTTATATTTGAAGGTCCGATTGATAGTTATTTTGTTGAAAACGGTTTAGCTACTTGTGGTATTACTGAAAGAAGCGATAAGATGTTTACTAGTTTACAGAAGGAGCAGATCAATAAACTAAACTTATATGAAAAGATTTATGTATTAGATAACCAGTACTGCGATAAAGCAGCTTTAAGTAAAAGCATTATATTGGCTGATAATAATGAAAAGGTTTTTATATGGCCTAAAGAGTTAAAGCGTTTTAAAGACTTTAATGATATATGCGTTACCGGTAATAAAGACAAAATAAAACCTGAATTTATATTAAAAAATACTCATTCAGGTCTTAAAGCTAAATTATTATTAACTGAGATTAAAAATAGTTAGTTATTTAGAACTCGATCCATCTAAAATATTACTTTCCTCATCTTTTTCCTCATCTTTTTCTTCATCTTTTTCCTTATCTTTATTTCTCAGCTTACTAATTACCTTGGTAATTATAGCCATTAAACCTGCTCCTAATAAACCGACAAGAAATCCAAAAGCGGCCATTAAAGCGTCAAGTAATGCCTTACCAAGAAACATAAATGCATATATTGCCGCGCGACCGGCTATCTTTAGTAACTTAATGGCCTTCTCTAAAGCCTTTTTAAGAAGATTTTTTAATTTATTAAGAAGATTTTTAAGTTTATTTGGTCCGTCGTTTTTAAAAAACATAAAACCACCTGCAGCAGCTAAAACAGTACCAGCTCCTAAGATCAAACAAACATCAAGAGTTGAAAGACCTATTCCTGCAGCATATGTCAAAATTGATGACACCAAATTACCCGGCATATCCAATGCACTACTGATACCTGCTGCGGATTCAGTGGTAGCCGCAACTTGACCTGCACTAGTTACATGAGGTGCTACAGCATCGACAATTTGTTCTGGAGTTGCTGTGGTTATAGGAGTTTCAAATGATGTGATCCAATCACCAGGGCCATTAAGCACGCTCTGCCCAGCCGGGATTTGTGTGAATGCGTCGAATTCAGGTAGGGTTCCGGTTGCCATCGCATCTGATGCAGTACTAATATTATCAGATGTAAAGTAATCGATACCTAACTTAGCTGCGATCCCAGCTGTAAATGCAATAGCTAGGTCGGCGCCTACTTTAACCTTCGCGGATGCGGCTAGCCATCCTGCTGCTGGTAAGGCAAGCGGTGCCAATTCATTTAAAAGTCTATCATTATGGAATTCTTGAAATGTTCTCATGTTAAATTTTAGTTACGTTTATATTGACCAAGATCACGGTAACCCATTTCATCTTGCAAAAATCCTTTTAATATCTCAAATTGTCCTCCACTTAGATTGACTAAGTATTCTAACTCAGCATCTCCAATAGAATCAGCGAACTTTTCAGCTTTGAATTCAAAATCAGAAGAATCGCCTAAAGATTCTTCTTCTTGAGGGTATTCAAACCCGTAATGGTCTTCAAATGCATCTGCACCGTGCTCTTTATAAAATATTTCTTGCTCAGCACTAGCAGCTTCTCTACCTCTCATTATACTTTTTTCTCTACTTTCGTTATCTTCGCCACCTTCTCTTCTTCTAAAGTAGAATTCTTGAATTTCATTATATCCCCAATCATCATCATCAAAAGTTTCCATTGTTTGAGCAATCTCGTACTCTTCAGGTGTTAATTCTTGAAGTTCTTCTAGAGGGGTATTCTCTAAGTTATTCTCTCTACCTACATCGTTTCTAACAGAATCTTCAATATCTTGCCTCAATTGTGGTGAGATACTGCCTAAATCTACTTCAATATGATCATCAAGCTTTGCGTCGTACTTAAATAGAGTAGTTATTTCAACATTGTCACCTGATATTTCTGCTTGTACGATATATTCAACACCATTTACCATTAATTCATCATTACCATATTCTTCACTTTCACTATGAGTCTTATTAGATTGAGCACTGGGTGGGCGAGTTTTTCTATATCTACCACCTGAACCATCTCTTGCAGCGTCTACATTACTTGGAGCACCGCCTTTTTTCATATCAAATGATTTACCTTTTGGAGCTTTAGAAGTACCAGCTTCCCAACCTTCAGTTAAAGTTTGGGTATAAGCTTCGAAAATTAAATTTTGATCTTTATTCATCATTATTAAAATGGATATAATCTATTAAGACTATTAAAAACTTCTTGTGCGTCAAAATTATTGATATCTATTTTATCAATTTCCATTAGAGCATCCTGCATTTCGTCTAATATAGGTTTCAAAACACTTGCTAGTTCAGGCTTACTATTCATAAGCTCTTCAAGTCTTTCGAAACAAGAAGGTTCATCGACGTCATAGTTTGTATTACCAAAATCTTCATCTAGAGTCTTAGGTTTAGTATATGCTTCAAAAATTAAGTCTTGATCGGTTTTCATATTAAAAATTACCTTCTATAAGGGCTTCGTGTGCTGCCTGTAATTGAGGGTCATCAACATAAGACTCTTGCTTTAATACATCAACAGCATCGAATACCTTTCCAAGTATTTGATTTACCTTATCTTCCAATTCAGGCATTTCTTCTTTAAGTTGTTCTAGTAAATTTACAGCCCCTTCTGATGATTCTTCATTTTCACTTTGTGTATCGTTAAATTGAGTATAAGCTTCAAAAATTAAATCTTGATCTGTTTGCATATTATTATTTATTAAAGTTAGTTAAATTTATACTTAGGATCATTAGCACCTGCTAAGTAACCTTTTAAGATTTCACTTAGTGATGATATTTCCATTGCAACTCTAGCAATTTTCTTTGTTTCAGAATTTGATATACTATCAAAAATAGTATCTGGTTCTGCAGCATTTAATGAAGTTTGAATACTATCTGATGTACCGTTTAAATATTCTGAAAATCTATCCATCTCAGAAACCCAACCACTTAACTCATCAAACATTTGTTTTGATTGAGCTCCGATTGCGCCTTCCCCCCCTGCAGGAGCTTCAACATCGAAATCTTCTGGAGAGGTCTCAGGTTCAAGCGTAGAAGCCATTGCTTCTTGGTCTGTTAACTCGGTATTTTCATCATCTTGTTCAGATAAAAACTTTTTAAATCGTTTTTGGTATAAGGTCATACTATTATTTATAAATATTTATATGCAATCATACAAAAAATTTGAAGACTTCGTAAAAGTAATTGAGGAAGACGCTGGACAAGAAATGATGCCCGACGTTGGAAGAGACCAACCCGGTCAAAAAACAGAGTATCCTGCCCAGCCATCCAGTGTTCAAGATATAATGAACAAACAGAATCGAAGTGATGTAGCTCCAGAAAATGTACCATACCCATTAAATGAATTTGACGACATAGTTGCTAATACTTTTGTATCCTTACAAAATTTAGAAGAGTTATTAAAGATAGCAAATACTAACACAGTTATTAAAGATAAAAGATCATTAGACAGTGTCGGTAAAGAGATAGTTAAATTAAAAGGTAAATTGGTTGATATTAGTAAAAAGGTTAGTAAAATAAAGTAATGAAGAAACTAATAACGTCGTTAACATTAACTTTTTTAGTTAGTGGTATATTTGGTATACTCTTTAGAGATTGGTTAGTGTTTGGGTTAGTTACAATATTACAATTTTTATTCTTTTATTTTTTTAATTCTATATATGAAAATTTTTTAATAAAAAGAGCTGTTGAAATTAATGCTGTATCAGAAAAAGCAAAATACGATAATACAATGACAGTCAGTTGCCCGTGCGGTTCGACACAAGATGTAATATTATCATTAACTGAGGATACTATCTATCGCTGCAGCGATTGTAAAAATGAAATAAGAGCTACCACTAGTATTGGCACTGCCCTAGTGACTACACCGTTAATAACAAAAAGTTAATGAACGAAGATGAAATAGATAGAATAGCTGGTAAAATTGCTACTAATGTTCCATGCACATCACTACAACATAATGATACTGAAAAGGAAATAACTATAGAACAAATAGTACGTTTCTTTACCAGTAAAGATGAAGATAAGAAAACACAAATTGTTACCGGTAGGGTCTATCAAAAAAATAAAAAACTTAAGTTTTTAGAAACCTTTTTTAAATTAATTGAAGAAGAAATTGTTAAATTAGAAACAAAAAATAATAAAGATCTAGATAATTCATTTTTTAATTTAAATAAAAAAATTCTTTCTGCAAATATCTATAATATAAAAGAAATTATTAACCTCTACGGTATAGATGAAGATAGATTGGTTACGTTTTTATTAGGAACTGTGATACAATCTATATATGATAAAGAAGACTGATGATATAATTCAAGAATACGGCATTGATTTTGTTGCAAGATTTGCGTGTTTGTATGAAGGGGTTAACGTAGCTTGTAGTAGAGCCGAAAGAATAGGTTATGATTCTGAGCATAGTTCAGCTTGGATTAAACCTACTGCATTTCAGAAATATGTAGATGAAAGATATCTAGATATGAAGTATGATATACAATTATATTTGAAAGGAATTGATACAGATGAGATTTATCCCTGGGACGAGGTTTATTAATAAAACTGGAACTAACACAAAATTATTTGCGAATAATAAATTATACGTTCTTCAAGATATTAAAAAACTTGAAGGAGGTATTATATGTTACACCTTTTTAGTAGAAAACGAATTAAAACAAGTTAAATTTGAATCTTTTAAACAAGCTGAAAGCTGGTTAGAAACTATTTTAATTTAATAATAATCACCATAAACATCTGTATCATTTTCAGACATATCAAAGACGTCTTTTTTACTAATATTGTCAGCGGAATATAATTCATAATCTTCTCTTTTATCCATTGATTTAGGATTAGTACCACCAGGTAACCTACCGGCAAATCTATCTTCATATACCTGATCATTAGTAAACTCACCACGCTCTGCAGTTATAGCTGCTTGTATTGTTAATAAATCTTCTGTCATTATATCTGATAATGCATATACATCTGTTGTCAAATCGGCTAATTTAATAACAACCTCAGCGTTATTGAAATTAATATTAGGCTCAAAGCTATAGTCTAATCGTTTAGCCTTTAATAAAAATACATAATGACCTTGTAAATTATTAATTTGTGATATATCTTGATCTAATTTTTCAGTAATTTCAAAAAACTTAGATTGCCTATTATTGGGTCTATCATCCCCATATTCAGTTAATTCAAATACATCACCAGCTTTTGGCTCTATAACAGGTCCAAAAGCAAAATATCTATCATATATACCTTGGGTTATCTTACCATTTTGAAGCATTTTTTCATTTTCGCCAAAAGTAGCAAAGTCCGCGGACAATGTAACAAATTCATCATAAAAAGATGATATATGTATGTATGCTGTTACCTCATCATCGCTTTCAAATCCAAATTTAGATAGGGTAATTGCATTTTCGTTCAACGTAACTGCTAAAGTAATTTTTCTTGGATCTGCAAATGTCTGTGTAGGTTGCTCACCGTAAAAGTTATCAGCACTTAACGTATTGTATGTATTGACATAAAAATTAACTTTAACTCCGAATTGATTTATTTGTTCTCTCCACCAATTAGAAAACAACACACGTTCACTTGCTTGTATGGATTTATCAGTAAATCTATAACAAGTTTCATCAGTTTGCACTATTCCTGGGTAATCACAACTATAATCTGGTTGACTCATTTTTCTAAAACAAATTTATTTAATTTTTCATCGAAATATAACTTTATACCGGTGCTACCTAATTTTTTAATCTCACCTTTATATGGTACCACATTATATTCCTTTCTAATATAATCCAATTCTGAAGAGCTGCAAACCCTTTTACCAGAACTTCCCCTTAATTGTTCAATTGCTTGATTTTTTGTTGGATCAGCTTTTACATAATCAGGTACAATATTTTCATGCTTACGTAAATACCGTGAATTCCCACTACTACCCGGTATAGCCCTTCTATGTCTATGATTGATACCGGGTTTAGTCCCTTGGTATTTATTTTCAAAAAACTTATGAAATTTTATCATAATTATATTTAAGCAAAAAAAAGCGCAACCAAATTAATGATTGCGCATTTATTTTAAATCTACTTTTTATTGGATAAAGTCACCTTGGGTAACTGTACTATGAACTTTGTTTTGTTTGCTTTGAAGAGCTGCTTTTCCATCAGCTAATGGTTTTGGTTCAGCATCTACATACTTTTTAGTTGAATCAGATGCTTTCTTTCCTTTTGCTTTGAGCTTACCAACCTTGTTATGACCTGGATGGGTTAAATTTGTACCAGCTGTATCAGGCACTGCTTGCATTTCTACTGCTTCCT